AGGCACGGCGACCTGCACCAGCGACGCCAGGTTGCATCCCTGGAGAACCATGAGCGCGCCGAAGGCGACGATCAGGACAAGGAGGATGAACAAGGCGTGCGGGACTTCCTTGAGGTAGTTCTTGATGTCTTCAAGCATTCTTGCTGTATCCGGTGATGCGAACACGTTCCTGAACGTAGTTCTGGTATTCGGAATCGTACTTGTACCGAGGATCGCGCATGGCAGCGACCATCTCCTTGCTGCTGGCAAACGGCTTGACGCCAGCCGGGACACCGGACGACCCGACGACGCGGGACTTCGGTTCGGTGTTGGTGGCATCACGACGGGCCTTGATGCCAAGAAGGACATTCTGCCAGCCGGGTTGCTTGAGGGCGCTGTTGACGGCCTCACGCTCGACGTCGGGCAGGTTGTCGGTGGCCCACTGGATGACGCTCTTCAGCTCATCTGGACCACCGACAACACCCGCTGCCTCGGTCGCTAGCTGTCGCTGCTTCGCACGGATGCCGTCGACGTAGGTATCAAGGATCTGGTCGGGGATACCGAACTTCGACTTGATGGTCGCACGGGTCTCCTGCGAGACGTTGCCGGTGCTGCTGATCTCGACTCCCCACTTGTTCCATTCATCCTCGCTGGGCTGAACGGGCTTGTCGGGAATCTTCAGGTCCGGCACAGAAACGTCCGCGTCGGGACGTCGGTCCTGAGTTACTGGCTCAGGAGGGGTAGTCTGCTTGCCTGCCTGCTGAAGACGGGTGATCTCCGCACGCATGTCCTTCCACGACTTGATGAACTTCTCAGGATCACCGTTGTACTGCGGAGGGAGGTTGCTGGGATTGCTGCGTGCGAACGTCTCGACGTTCTTCAGCTCATTGTCCACTTCTGGGGTTTCGTTTTCGCTCATTGTGCGTTACCTTGGATTGCAGCCTCGGCTCCCATCTCTGCCATGGAGCCCATGCTGCTGATCATCTGCTCGGAGGCCATCGCGTTGATGGACTGCTGTGCAGCTTGCTGCTGCTCCTGCTGGAGCTGCTGCGGGGTCTTGACGAGGCCGACCGGCTCGAGGCCGAACGACGACGTCCACTTGATCGCCCATCCGTACCAGTCGATGAACGGCTGGACGGCCTGGGTCTGTCCGACGACAGCCGCCCACTGGGACAGCTGGCTGTTGGTTACTTCTCGGTTGAGTGCCTCGAGGCCCGTGCGGACCTTCAGGTTCAGGGGGCCTGAGCCTTGGATCAGCTTCAGGATCTCCTTGGGCACCAGCTTGTCGCGTCCCATGAGGACGAGGACACGCTTGACGATCGGGATCTGGATGTCACGGGCGAGGCCGCTGAAGATGCCGCCGAGGGTCTGGTCGAGTTCCTGGGCCACCTCGCGGATCTCGGTCGCAGTGACACGGTCTCCGGTGCGCTGGACGGACGACTGCAGGAGGAACGTGCGTCCCAGTTGCTGAGTCAGGTCAGCCCTGAGCGAAGCCATAGGACCGAGATCAATCTGCTTGAGCAGCTGGATCGGAAAGACGTCGACCTGACGGGCAGGAACGAAGTCTCCATTTTCGGTATCCTGGAGGTCAGATGCCTCGGTGATGCCAGTTGGGTCAACCCCGATGCGGAACTCCGAGTTGGCGACAGCTGCCTCGACGAGGGCCTTGGTGATGGTCTCGAGCGTGCGGATGTCTCCGATGTGCTCCTCGACCAGCGAGCGACCGTAGTCCTCGCCAGCGATGCGCGACCACACCTGGGGAACATAAGGACACACGTCGTAGGTACCACTGTCGACCATGACGCCGCAGTATTCCTTCTCGACTTCCCACTTCTTGGTGTCCTCGTCCCACTCGATCTCGGTGTAGAAGGGCTTGTGGTCCTCGGTGGGACCGGTGCCTTCGTACTCCTCCTCAAGGTCCACGTTCTTAGGCCAGTCCTCCGGAACGGCGTCGGGATCGACCCATTCGCGGAGGATGATGCGCTTGACGCGGCCATCGGGATAGCGTTGGACGACGTACTGGTCGATGCGATGCACCCGGAACGAGTACTCGTCGACGATCTCGAACAGCGCGTCACCGCAGATGATCAGGTGCTGGAACAGGACGAACAGCTCCTGACGGAGGTTCGTCGAGCTCAGCTTGTCCATGATCTTGCGGTCAAGACGACTGAGCTGCGCCATTGTCTCGGTAGGGTCGACGCCCTGAGGGACGAAGGCCTGGTCGAGCTCGAAGTTGAAGAACGGAGCCTGGTTAAGCGGATAGATGGCGGAGACCATCCGAGATGCCAGCGCCATCACGCCACGGGCGGGAAGGCTGCTGAAGACATCGGGAAGCTCCATCGTCTCGGTGAAGCCGTCCTCTGGGTAGAGACCAGGCACGGTGAGACGGGCACAGTCCTGCGCCCTCTGCAGCTTGTTGCTGCGGCGGCTGTCGAGCCGCTCGAACTCTGTCTGAATCTCACCCTTCATTGAAGACCTCTGTACATGTCGATCCAGGACCTATCGGTCTTGGAGCCGTTTGTGTTGGCTGGAAGCGGATTGAACAGACCCTGTGACGGGTTGTTCACCGAAGGCGTAGAGCCTGGTGCGTTGATGCCGAGGTTCGGCGCGCTGAACCAGCTCAGGTCCTGATTGGAGTACCTGGTCGGGTCGAACGAGGGATCGAACTTGGCCGGTACGAAGAGACCTGAAGCATCCATGGGAGCCCAGTCTGCAACTTCGAACGAGCTACGCTCGCCCGAGAGGTTGGCTCGAGTAAGGCTTTCGTACGCTCCGACGCGCTCGACGAACTGTCGGCGCTCGCCCTCGAACTTGACTCTTTCTCGCTCAAGTTCAGACTCCGTCTTGATCTGGGCCTCACTTGGGCCCCGGGGAACGCTCGGACCCATGCTTGGTCTGCCTTTCTAGAAGAGACTTGATTGTCGTCACGACGCTGTACTGACCTGATCGGAAGTCGATCTCCCGCAGGTCGACGCCACGCGTGTCGAGTACCGGAGGAAAGGAGGCCTCTAGCCAGAGGACCAGTTCCGGTGTGATGTTTGGTTTGTTCATTTAGAGTTCCTGTAGGAGTCGGTGAAGCTCGACCGGACTGTCGCACCTGAGGGGCAACCCCATGGCGCACAGGATGGTCGACACAACGCCGACGCAGGTGGTTCTTTTTGGATGGTATCCAGCGAGGAGCATCAGCTCCGAGACGAACATCCAGGAAGGTGAGCTGACCACATGGCCCTCCCCCAGAAGCGACACCAGCTTTGGGTCGTGGGGAGGAGGGTCTATGGTGAAGGATTCTCTGACGTACTTCTGGATGACACGTTCGGCAAGATCTGCAGGTCGCCAGGAGGACGTCTCCCCTCGGGGGACGGTCAGGTAATGGTCCCCGTAGCGGATGCCGACGTGGACGGCAGGGAAGCCCCTAAGGGTACCCGATAGAACGCTAAGGGTATCCCCTAGGTTCATGAAGTCTACCCTTACTAGCATACCTCTACTCTCCTTTACTCTATCCTCTAGGAGGTAAGAGAATAAGGGCGTATAGGGTAGCCCCTATACGCCCCTATTGACGTTCTATAGGTCCCACCATAAAGGAGGGGGTAATTACGTCCCTCTCAGGAACACACTTGGCGGAGCAGCGGTAGACCAATTACCGAAACTAGCCCACAGTGACGTTGAAAGCGTTGGAAATGAACCGCTGGATGAGTACGTGGCAGTGTAGGAAATGCTAATGTACCTATTATACGAATTAGGTACAATATGCAGAATAGGCAGCGAGCCACTAGAAACGGTAGTCATGTTACTAGCTGCGCCTCCCGCCCATATTGCTAGCCAGTATTGCGTGTTTGCATTAATGCTGTAAGATACAGTTTGTGTCTTTGCACCAAATGTACCAGAAGACACCTCAGCTGTCTCCACCAATGCAGATGTACTTGGGCGACCACTTGAGTCAGATCCGTATATTCCAGCTCGAACTAAACCACCAGGGCTGTTAGCGGACACGGTCCACGCCATCTGGTTTATTGAGAAGGAATAAGGAAAATTAACAGGATACATCCTAAGTGTATTAGCACTGATGCTTGCTGTGCCGCTAGCGTTATTTACCAACACGCCATTTGTGTAAAAGCCTGTAAGTGGCTTAAACCATGGAGTGGTCGGTGTTGCAGAGCCACCGCCACCGGCGCCGATCTCCACTACCGTGCCATTGTCCTTCTTTGTGAACACCTTGCCATCGGCCGTATTCACAGCAAGCTCGCCTGCTGAAAGAGAAACACTAGATGGAACTGCGCCAGTTGTGCTGGATCGCTTGTGTTTGATCGTGTTAGCCATTATTTATCTCAGAACGATCCGCCGTCAACGGTCACATTATCGAGGTTCGTGCTCGAAAGAACCAGGGTTCCTCCGATGTAGAAGGACTTGCCGGATGCAAGGTTGAGGTGCTCGCTGCTGGTCCAGGCGTCGGTTGAGTCAACCCAGTTGAACGTCTTGTCGGTTGCGCCCTTAAGCGTGATGCCGCCGCCATCAGCGGTTGTATCGCTCGGGGTGGTCACGTCTCCAAGAACGATGTTCTTGTCTTCGACGACGAGGTTCGTCGAGTTGATGTTCGTCGTCGTGCCGTTGATCGTCAGGTCGCCAGTGACAGTCAGGTTTCCGCTGACCGTACCACCAGAGGTAGGCACATACGAAAGAGACGGAATGTCGGCAGCAACAAGAGAACGGAACGTAGGCGCGCCGTTGCTGCCGTTCGGCGCCGCAAACACCTGGTTGGCGGTCTGCGATGCGAGGGACAGCGCAAGCGTACCGCTAGTGGTTACAGGTGAACCAGTGACGGAAAGAAACGTAGGAGCGGTAAGAGCAACGCTGCTGACCGTACCACCGCCAGCAGACGAAACCGCGTTGGTCACGAATGCAGTCGTGGCCACCTTGGTAGTGTTGTCTCCAGCAGTAGCCGTTGAGGCTGTAGCGCTGGAGCCAAGGGCAACGGTACCGCTGAAGGTCTTGTTGCCGGTGATGGTCTGGGTACCGCTGAGGGTACAGAATGCACCATTTCCACCAATGGCCTCCACCGTGGTGGCGGAACCACCGGCACCGCCGGTTCCCTTGCCGTAGTAGAGAACGTTGTCCACTTCGTTGAACGCAAGTTCAGCGTTGGACAGGGACGAGGGAGCACCGGGAGAACCTGATGCACGACGCTTGATACGAACTGTATTAGCCATGTTTTCCTTAGAAATTACCGCCATCGACCAGATCGGTCTGCGGTCTGTTAGTCCACTTGCTTGTTGAAGTTGAGAACTGAATTACATCGTTATCGCTAACAGATGTCAGCTGAACATCTGTTATGGCTGAAATCGGATGCGTGTGGGACAACGGAGTTCTGGCATCTGACAGCCTGGAATCATCCGCACGGACGGCTTTGGTTGAGCTACTGACGCCGCTTGCTGCAAAGTCAACGGCAATCGTTCTGTTTGTAGATAGGTCGCCTCCTCCTGTAAGACCAAGTCCGCTGTTGATCTGGGTAGACGTATCTACTTTTGTTGCATCCGAGGGAACAGCAATGTTTAGCTGTGGCTTGCTACCGGCGGTTCCCCAGACAAATGCACCTGAAAGCTTAATCTCTTCTGCGGCACCGTTACTGCCTGGACTTCGTCCAATGAGCGAAGCCGCTTCCACGGTGCCAATGCCGGAAGCGCTTCGTTTTGCAATCATTTCGATTTCTTTTTGTTCGATTCTGTCGAACCTGCTCATGTCATGATCTCCATATCCAACCACGCCGGAGCGAGGTGGTCTACCAGTTGCTTGAGAGTGTCCTCGCTGTAGTTGTTGTTGACGTAGTAGTCGAAGATGTCAGGGTAGTGCCCGTATGAGTACAGCATTGCGAGTCGTTCTGACTCATGCTTGCGCCACTCTGCGTCCATGTCCTTGATACGGGCCATGCCGTCAATGAATACGGTGGTTCCTCCCATTCCCTCGATCATCTCGAGTTCGTTCATGTATCGAACGTCATCGAAGATGGCAACGGTTTCTTTCCAATGGGAGGTCCACTCAAACCGATCCTTGTGCATGTAGTCAGCCTGCTCGATTGCCGCAAGCTTTAGAAGATTGGCTATTGCGCGTTCTACCCAATAGTCAGGACCGGTTACACCTGGCTTGTAGTTCGGATCTCTTCGGCTTTCTCCCCAGCGCTGCAGTACTGCCCTGTACTTCTTTGGGTCCTTGTCCTTGGACAGCCCAAGACGCTCAGCGGCGTCCTTCATTGGCTTGGCAAAGGACATCCTAACTGGGTTAAGGTCGTGCTCCTTGCACCAGTCAAACAGATAGTTGGCTGCGGTCGTCTTACCGCCTCGGGCAAGCCCGGCAAATGCAACGATGATCAAGTCAGGTCTCCGGTAAGTGCGTTCCAGGAAAGCGGGAAGTGCTTGGAGCAGATGCTTCCGACAAGGTGTGCGTACACCTGAACCTCAGCCTGTGCATGGGAGTCGACGCGAAGGCGGTACATGCGCGACCATGCGTACAGGCTACCTGTCCAGATCCACTCCGTCAGCATCGACTGCGGAAGGATCATACGGGCCTGCTCGGGACACACGCCCTTCTCGATCATGTCCTGATAGACCAGGAGGGCTGCATCGTGCAGGTCCTGGTAGCTGGACATGAACAAGTCGCTGTGGACGTTTGCCGTGTGGCTGGAGCCCTGCTTGACGTTGTCGGCCTTGTCGCGGAAGAACGAAGGATAGTAGAACTCTGGATCCGAGTTGACGTAGCGCCGGGACACCTCGTTCCAGGCGAAGCCGACCTGGTGTTTGGCCAGCTGACGGGCGACGAAGATAGGCGCCTTGAACCGCATCTGCACCGACACGTGCGAGAATGGCGACCAGTGGTTGTGACGGGCCAGGTAGTTGATCAGGCGTTCGTTCTGAGACGGCGTAAACAAGTCTGCCGTCTTGTCCATCGACACCCGGGCTGCATCGCAGATGGTGTCGTCCGATCCCATGTGAGTGATGTACTCTACCATCAGTGGGTCTCCGCCCAGTTGTTGCCGATCTTGTACTCGCCCTTGAGGGGGCACTTGAGGTTGAGGAACTTGCCAGCTTCCGTGATGGCATTAACGGCCATCTTGCCGACGTCGTCTGCGATCTCCGGGTCGCACTCGATCTGCCACTCGTCGTGCACGTTTGCCATGAATGCAAAGCGACCCGGGTGTTTGTCACGTAGCTGACCATACAGGATGGACAGCGATGCCTTCATTACCACCGCACCGGCTGACTGAAGCAGGAGGTTGAGGGCACTATGGGCCGACCGCACGGGAAGGGGGCGCTTGTCTAGCCCCTTGAGGTAGCCGCGCTGGGCGACGATAAACTCGAGCTGAGCCAGCAGCTTGGCATACGCAGGAACCTGCTTCTTGAACTGGGACTTGAGTCGATTGCCGTCCTGCACGGTGCCGCCGACGATCTTGCCGACCTTGGCATCGCCAGCGCCGTACAGGAGACCGTAGATGAACGTCTTGGCCTGATCGCGGGTAGCCAGGCCAGCCATCTTCTGGTTGTGGGTGTGGACGTCGCCGTCGCACACGACCTTGGCATAGTCACCATTGTCGTAGTCGGCAAGGTAGTGGGCGAACATGCGGAGCTCGAGTCCGCTGGCGTCGGCACCGACCTGAACCCAACCGGGACGGGTGGGCTTGAACAGACCGCGGCACTGAGTGCCGTACGGTGAGCCGCAGCGCGGTACCTGAGCCATGTTAGGCTCGCTGTGGGTCATGCGACCGGAGACAGCGCCGTTGGTGTTGACGGAACCGTGCACCTTGCCGTCGCGTGCCTTCTCGACCCAGCTGGCAAGCTGACTCATGCGCTTGTCGACCGTCAGGTACTCGTTGAGGAGCTTGGCCTCGGGGTACGGCATGTCCTCGAGGATGGATTCGTCGATCTGCGGCTTGCCGGTCTCGGTGAACTGCTTGGGCTTCCAACCGTACTTCTTGATCAGGGCAGCGGCGATCATGTCACGGGAGCCTGGGTTGAACGGGACTTCCTTGACCTTGGTCTTGAGCTGGATCTGCTTGGGAGGGAACGCCTGCTGCAGTTCCTCGGTCACCTGCATGCGACGGGTGCTGAGGTCGGTCATCAGCAACTGTGCGGACATGTCGTCGAAGCCGAAGCCATTCAGGTACTGCTTGGCGATGATCTCGGCAGTATTGTGCTCGAGCTGGACGGCGAGCGGACAGGCGTCGGCAAGCGGTCGCAGCTTCTCGTAGATCATCTTGGTGATGGCGACGTCCTGAATGCAGTAGGCAATCATCTCGGCGCTGAGCTGAGACCAATCGCTGTGATCGCCCTTGGCGACACCAAGGTACTTGCCCCAGGCCTCGAGGGACGATCCACCGGCGGGATGCTGGGAGCGGTCAGGCCACAGGAGGCGCGACACCAGGCAAGTGTCAAACGTCTTCTTGGTCATACGCCACGGATCCTGTGTCTTGCACAGCTTGGCCAGTGCGGGGATGTCGTACGCGACCACGTTGTGGCCGACGACGAGATCGTACGTCATCAGGCGCTCAACCAGCAGATCGGGATCGTAGAAGATCTGAGGTCCGGTGGTGTCGGTGATGACACCTACCCACATCTTGGAGCAGGTATCAAGAAGGCCGTCTGTTTCAATGTCGAAGAATGCTGTTTTCATGGGTAGCGCTTACTCCTTGTCTTTCAATGTCACTTGTTCTTCTTGGAGTTTTCGTACTGCTTCAGAAGATTGCGGCCCTTGCGGACTGCGCTGGCTTTGTCTCCGCTATGGCCCCACGCCTCGAGACTCAGCTTGAGTCGAGTCTTCTTGCCGTTCTTGTAGAGAGGACCGGCGGCGGAACCCATGCGAACAAGGAACGATCCCTTGCGACGCTTCTTCTCAGGGGTGTCAGCGGCGCCCTTGACAGGTGCCTTCAGATTACCACCGGTGGCCTTGTTGTACTTGGCACGACCAGATGCGGTAAGACCGCCCTTGGGATTCTTGTCCTTCTTTCGAAGGCTGACGTTCTTCTTAGCCATTCATGGCCTCCTTCTTCTTGGTGGCAGGAGCAGCGGGGGCCTGGGCCTCAAGCTTGGAGATCTTCTCCTGAAGTTCGCGAATGGCCGCCTTCAGCTGATCGACGTGCTGAATGAGTACCTTTGGCGAGTAGGACGTGTACGACGGAAAGTTGGGGGGAATCTCAATCATGCTAGTGCTTCAAAGACCTTTGTGGGGTCCATTTTACTTGGAGATGCAGACGGATCAAAGAGAATCTCGCCATCTTCGTTGATGGCAAACGGCACCTCTACAAGGCGCCCCGTCTCATAGTTGTAGTTCAGAGCAGTGGCGATGCCTGACTGACCGGTGAACCGGTTCTTCAGGACACGCACCACAGTAGTGTTGGCCGTCATCTTGTCGGTATGCTGACGATCGCGCTCGAGTGCGATGACGGTGTTGGGAACGGACGACAGGCTACCTGAGCCTCGGAGATCCTGCACGGTGATGCGTGCGCCTTCCTCGTAGCCCTTCCCAGTGCTTGGCTTGCGGAGCTGGCTGATGACGTCGAGATGGACGCCGGTGCGCTCCACGATGGATCTGAGCTTCTTCATCATGTCGTCGATGATCAGCCGCTCGGATCCGCCGTCTTCCGAGTCAGAAAGCATGCCAGCGACCGCAGCCGTGATGTGATCGAGGATGACCACTTTGCACCCAAGTCCCACAGCCATATACTCAATCCGCGCGAGGAGATTGTCGTATCCGCTTGATCCCATGTGATCATAGATGTACAGGGGGAGGGAGTCGACTGTCGTTCGAGCTGATCGGTATTCGTCTTCGGACAGTGTGGCATCGAAGTCTGCATTGAGCGGAGCCTTTCCTGTATTCTCCCTAAGTTGGTTCAAAGCCTTGAAGGCAAACGTACGCCTGACAGGCTTGTTGACGAGAAGGGAGACGATGTCGTCAACGGTCTCTGCGGGGGACTCCTCGAGCATGATCATGCCGACAGGCCTGTCGTTGAACAGGTGGTGCATGGCCAGCTCTCGGATGATGGTCGACTTACCTGAGCCAGTACCTGAGGTCCACAGGGTGATCTCGCCGCCGCGCTGACCGATCAGATAGTCGGTAAGCGCTGGCCACGGGAACTCCCAAACCTCGGTCGATGCGTGCTCGCCCTGCGGGACGTCCTTGACGTGGAGGATGCCGTCAGGACGGTAAGCTTGGGCTTCCCACAGGCAGGTGATTAGCTGACGTGCCTCGCCAGCCAGCCACATCTCGTTGGCGTCCTTGCGTGGCAGGGAGGCGATCTTGGCCTTGCCGGGTGGCAGGATCTCAGCCACTTGCTTGGCGGCTTCGCGTCCTGGTTCGTCGTTGTCGAAGCACAGCACGACCTCGTCGTATGAGGAGACGAAGTCGTAGTTGGTCTTGATCGCTGCGGCGGCACCTGCAGCACCGGTGGGCAGACTGACGACAGGCCACTTGCAGTCCTGAGCCTGAGCGATAGTCAGGCAGTCGATCTCACCCTCGGTGATGACGAGCCGCTTGCCGCCGACGCGCCAGAGGTGCTGGCCAAACAGCGGAGGAGCGGTCATCTCGCCGAGGCATGAGAACTTCTTGCCGGTGCGTCGGATCTTCTGTCCGATCAACTTGCCGTCGCGCCAGTACCCCGCGATCTCCGAGCCATCGGAGCCGACTAGGTAGTTGTAGTGACGGCACGTGTCCGCAGACAACTTGCGGTGCGGCAGGTCCTTGATCTCGCCTGATGACATTGGGCTAGACATCCTGGGTACAGCCTCCCGCACGGTCGAACCGTGCTCGTAGTGGCCACATGCGTGGCAGTACTTGTGTCCGTCGTCGTAGACACAGAGGTTGTCACCTCTTGTGTCTCGTCCTCTTGCTGCACAGCTTCCGCACCTTTCCCGATGCGATAGTCTTGATGACAGGTTCCACCTCCACGAAGATGCGAGGATCGTTGTCGTCCTCGCAGTATTCCTTGAAGACCGCCAGCTGCATGATCTGATCGTCGTCCTCCCACATCACTCCGTTCAGGCTGTCAAGGACTGCCTTGGCGTAGTTGTCCACGTCTCCGCGTGGGTAGGGACGTTCAGTAGTCTTCGGCTTTCGTACGAAGCACAGCACGGTGACCATGAGGGGGCCCTCCATCTTGGTGAAGGACCCCCTGTTCTTGGCCACGATCTCCTGCATCTCGGACTTGAACTTCCGGTAGGTTGGAAGATAGTACGTGCCGTATTTAGACACACGGGCACGCGAGGCCGGTACAGGGTCGATGAAGAATGTGAATGACTGTGCCATCAGAACGGAATCTCGGTATCTTCGCTGGGGCCATCGAACACGTCGACGGCGTTGAAGCCACTGGCGCCCTTAGGACGACGCTCAATGACCTGGACTGCGCTCAGATAGGGCTTGATGCCAGCCCCGAACGGAGAGGTCCAGCCGCCCAGCTTGAAGGCCACGCGGACCTTGTCGCCGTTCCACGGCTCTCCGGTGGGCTGCTTTGCGGCGTCGACTACGGCCAGCTTGACGGGCTTGCCGTCATCGCCCATCTTGGCCTTGGCCTTGAAAGTCATGCACGGAGCTCCGGTGTTCTTGTCGGTGCGCCAGACGGACGCGCCGTCGACTGCCTTACCCGACTCCTTGGCAAAGTCGACGGCAAACTTGTCGACCGTGGCGACGAGCGCCTTGTACTCGGAGTCGTTGGCGTCAAAGACGACAGTGATCTTCCACGTGGGGTCACCGCCACGGAAGACATCAGGCTCCTCGAGCTTGGCAAACAAGGCCGAGCCGAGGGGGCTCTTGATGGTAGGCGAGAAGAAGATGGAAGGCTTGCCGTTGGTGGTCTTGGTGCTCATTGCTTGTTTCGCTCCAGTAGTGCGTTCGTGAGTTGATTGACGACACGTTCGAGTGTCATCTCCTTTTGATCCTGCTTTGCCTTCTCGACCAGCTCAAGTTCGATGAGAACTAGGTGCACAAGTTCGTGCACCAGTACGTACTCCACCGAGATCTTCGATGGAAGTGTAGATGGTCGATTGATCCCGATCTTGGCAATGCGATGCAGCACGTCGAACTCGACGTTGCCGTGCTCGCTATCCAGCTTGGTCCATTGAACTGTGATCTTCCAGGGCTGGAGTCCTAGACGACCCTGCCACGTCTTTAGCATGGCACGTACTTCGGTGATTGTCATTCGATGTTTCCGCTCATCTCGTCCTGCTCAAGGAGGATGGCACCTACGGTCTCGGTCATTGCAATATACGCAGCCGAGATTCGACTGTCAAGCTCGCTGCGGCTCATGTTTTCGGAGTTCATGATGATGTCCTCGAGTCGTCCGGTGATAGCCACCAGCTTGTCTACGTGCGACTTCTTCACTGCTTGGTCTCCTTGGCCAGTGCGGCGTTGGTCAGGTTCATGACGATCTTCAGTCCGTGGCGAATGCGGTCTTCCCACTCTTCCTTGGGGGCTCCGGACTCGATCACAGACTTGGTGATTGCCGTGATCATGATCTCCCAGTCTTTTGGTGTCCTCATAGATCCATGGTCTCCACGAACGGCGTCCCGTCGATGACGACGCCGCATGCAACGATGGGCTTCTTCAGGAATGCAGCACCGTACTGCATTGACCAGTGACTGCGGTCGACGCCGCAGCCGACGTTCATGCCCCACACCTTATGCGTGGGTCCTGCCTGATACCACACTCCGCATGCGGAGTGGTAGTGTCCCATGACGGTAGGTTGCATTCGCATCTTTGCAGCGGAAAATGCAGGATGCTGACCACCGGCGCCTTCGCCGTGGTAGTAGTGCACACCGTCGATCTCGGTTGATTCCACCCAGCGCCAGCTTTGCGTTCCGTAGAGATCGTTGAACTCCTTGAGATACAGGGATGGAATCCCGACCTTGGAGTTCAACCGGCGAACACGCGCATCGTGGTTTCCAATGCAGACAGTGGCGTTGGGACAGAAGTCGTACAGCGCGTTGACCTGCTTGCGCGACAGCTTGTACTCAGCCACGGCGCCTGGATTGTCTGGGTGCTTGTCGTGAAACGAGATGCAGTGATGGTCGATCACATCACCGATATGCACGGTCTTGTCTGTACTCCACTTCTTCTGCACTAATCGCAGGAAGCGTAGGTAGTTCTTGTGCATAGCCGGAGCGTGCGTGTCTCCGATTACGAGGACTCTTGCCATTCGAGCTCCTTGAATATGTCTTCGTTCAGCTCACGGACTTCCCTGCCCATGGCCTTGGCGACAGCCACCATGGCTTCCGCCTCGGGATACTGGCTCCAGCCGGGCAGGAGACACAGCGTGACTCCAGCCTCGCTCAGAGCGATGACGTCCTCGACTATGGCGAGGTTCCTAAACGCCTTGGATGGACCCGCTATCCCGGTGGGCCACAGCGTTGCGTTGTCCTGGGAGACCGGATTCACTGGGTCAAGACCCATGGCCTTCAGGTTCCGCACTGCTTTAGTGACAGCAGGAAAGGTACCAGAGTGGACTCCACGCTCAAATCCGGCGATAACAATCCGCATTCGATCTCCTCTGTGTTCTTGATGATGACCGCACAGTGAAACATGCTCGAGTAGTAGAAGTCGTCGAAGCCCTTGTCCTTGTAGACTGCCTTGACGACTGCTTCCCTGTCCCCACTAGACACGTCGATCAGCAGCTTCCGTGCTTTCTCCTGGCCCACGCGCGGGATCCCTGGGTAGTTGTCGGTGCTGTCACCGGACAACACCTGCATCCACTTGTACATGTCCGCATCGTCTGCGTCCACGGTGTAGCAGGTCTCCTTGTCGGGATTGCAGTGGTTGCCAGGGATCTGATCAAGATCCTTGTCGATCGACACCACCACGATGTCGAACCCATCCACAGCCGTAGTTCCGAGGAAGCCAAGCACATCGTCGGCTTCCCAGTGGTCATGCCACATGCACCGAGGGTTGGCCCTGATGTGGGCGTACACCGCACCCAGGTGCCTCGGCTTTGGCTTGTCCTTGCGATTGGCCTTGTACTCGGGCCAATGTCCCGTACGGAACGACTTGCCAACAGTGAGCACGGGAACGAACAGGTCGGCGTGCGCCGAGTCCTGCCACGTGTCGTGGATCCTGTCAGCAAGCGCGATTGCGTCCGTCTCGTCCTGATCCTCCGTGAGGATGGCAGCACGGTACGCGACGATGTCGGAGTCAATCAGTGCGATGCGCATATGCCTCCTTAGGCAAAGAAGTACTTGGAGTTCAGGACGCTGTTGATGTCGAGAGAACCAATCGGAGGAGGCTCTGGTATCTCGATACCTGATTCCACCATCCAGTCATGCAAGCCCATGACCAGATTCTCAGTGTGCATCTCCACGAACTGCTCTCGGAGACGCTTCTCGACTACATGGATGGCACCGGCATGAGTGCCATACGAATCGTGGATGAACTGGAACGACGTCAGCCCATCCTCCATCACTCCGTGGCATGTCAACACCAGATGCGAGGCATCCAGTGAGTGCACGACGTTGGCCACCACGCCACGCATCTGTGCAGCCACGTCGACCACCGGTAGGTCTGCCTTGATTGTCAGCTTAATTCCGTTTACCTCGATGCGCTTGTCCTCTTGATCAAGGTAGCGCATGCGGCACGGGAATCCGCTTGGAGTGACCCACTCCACTGGCTTGCCTTCGCGTCCCAGTGCCTCGGCACAGGCGCGCATCCAGTCCATCAGACGAGCCGCGCTGATGACGACATCACGCACGGCCAGGTCGATCTTCTCTGCCAGGTACCACGCGTTCTTGTATTTGGATCCCTGCAGCGAGTCAGTGAAGCCATCGGCAAGCAGACCGTCGCGCATGCCGGGCTTGGTCACACCGTAGGGGTATGCTAGTACCGAACGCTTGACTACCTTTCGTCTCTTCTTAGGATTCTGCATTGTCTCTAGCCAGGCAATCGGAGGAATGTCCTGGTTGCAGTCGTCGAGAACCTGACCCGATGCAATGGCGGCGTCTGCGTCTGCATCCACCGCATTGTGGACCAAGGCAGCGACGTTGGCGTACAGGTCCTGGGGGACGTCGGCATCCACCAGGTTGACCGCCTCGCCGCCCACCTCGTCACGCCCCATGGCGGACAGGTGCTGAAGGCCATTCTGCGATCCGTCCTTGCACACAGAGAGATGGCTGACATAGGTGGTTGGATCACCCGATGACATGGCACGTGCGATGTCCCTCGCTACCTGAACGAATAGGAACGCATCGTCATACTCCAACCAGCGCATGTCGTTCTCAACGTCAGGCTTGTCTCCCCACGTGGTGTCCCACCACTTCACGCGGTCGTCGAAGGAGATCTTGTCCTGACCTGCGCAGCCAGCCGCCCAGATCTTGAGTTCACGAAGGCCGTTGCTCCCTAGAGGCCTTCCCTCTGCATACTGGATCAGCGCCTTGCACATGTCGGATCCCTGCGGATGGACCGCAGTGGATGCCGGGTAGATGCGTCCCCTCCAGTCAAGGCAATGGACGAAGAAGACTGGCTTGCCCACCAGTGTCTCCGCCTCCTTGATGGCGATGAACGCCTTGATGCGCTTGCTGACCGCCGTCTGCGCCGCAGACTTGATCGCATCGCGCTTCTGCCTCCACACCTTGATCTCCTCGCGTGACGCGCCCTTCGAGATCGGAGGGAGTTCCTCGGACGGCACCGATGGAATCAGCCCATCAAACTTTGGGTTGTTTGCGTGGAACACCCGTGTCGCAAGGGCCAGCGTCTCCGTGTCTATCTGCCACTCGACGTTCTGAATGGCGTTCACGGCTCGAAGCACGTAGCCGATGTCGTAGTTGCCTAGGTCAGGCCTGTGATGGCCGCTGACCCCGTGGTACTTGATCGGCTCCACAAGGTTGAACCTGTATCCGCCCTTGATGTTCTTCCCATCCTGCGTCCACGGCACAGGAGGACATGTCATTGGAGAACATGCGGGAAGCATCAACTCGCAGAACGACGTCATCTCCTCCAGCTTGTCCTTGACGTCGTCCGTCTTCTCGATGAAGTACACGGTGCGCTTCTTGTCACGCACCAACTTCAGTTCAAACCCGATGCCTAGGCGACACACCAGCATGATCAGCCGTGTGCCGATCCCCAGGCTCTGAGTAAGCGTCCATCGGATGGACTTGCCGTTCATCTTCTTGAACAGCTTCCTGATCTTCGACTTGTCCCCGCGGATCTTGTCGATCATGTTGCGGGAAAAGCCACGGTCTTCCTTGCTGCGGAGTCTGTTGATCCGCTGGATCTCCTCGAGTTCGTGCTCGAGTTTGATCCGTCCTGCAAGGGTGTTGGCGGCGTGGGTCAGCTTGCCTGACTCCGATGTCTCGATCTTGATCAGCGTGGCCAGGGTCATCAGGGCCAGCTTGTCGGCACCCATGGTCAGGTAGGCGGGGCCCCATGTAGCAGGTCGCCCCGCCGCAGCCATGCCGCCAAGCATGCGCTGCTGGTCCTCGAGTATGGCGTCGGAGACCATCTGAATCTTCTTGGAGACCATCGACCGGCTGGCCGGTGACAGTTCCATGTTCTCCAGTGCACGGCGAAAGCGATCGACGCCCTTGTCGATCGACTTCAGTTCCATCTCGTCATTGACCGCCGTCCACTTGGTCTTCTCCTCTTCGCTCAGTTCCTTCCACATCGTCGACCTTCTTTCTGTGACGGTGCACATAGTCGTAGAACGGTGTGTCCTTGAAACGCTCGATGTCGGCGCCCTCCTTGAGGGCTCCGTGCTTGTTGCAGCCTTGACAGAGCAGTGATCGTGGCTTGCCTGAGTCGTGGTCGTGGTCGAGCGTGAAGCCCGACCTGCCCGACGAGCCTGTGTACAGGACCTCAGCGCATATGGCGCACAATCCTTTCTGCGCTTCCCACATCCTGAAGAACAACCCTCTGGTCATTCCTCGGATGCCTTGGCTTCGCCACACTGCCAGCCGTCGTTCATCCCACGGTGGCTTCATTACCGTCCCTTCAGCGTCTTGAGGACGTCGGTGTAGCCCTTCTTGACGTTCCGCCAGTAATTGATGGAGGCGTCGGCGTCTTTAATCGCCTTCTTGGTCGACTCTTCGTCGATGATCGGCTGGAGGATGTTGACCCGGTCTTCGGTATTGTAGGCGATGTCACGGACGCTGGCGATGCTGCGCCAGACCTGGTTGAAGCACTCGTCGTGAGCGGCGTGCTTGTCGTTCAGGTCGTCGAGGCGCTTGTTGATCTCCTTCAGGTCCTTGTACTGCTGGTAGCCCAAGTAGACGCTGGCGGCGAGGAGGAGGGTCGAGGCGAGGATGAGTACGAGGTCAAGCATGGGTCTTGTTCTTCCTGTTGGGTGTCGGTCGGGTGATCAGTTGATGCTGGCGGCAGCGGGACAGGGAGCAATCTTGCAGACTCCGAGTTGTCCGACAAGGCTGAGTCCTGGAACAGTACCGGCATAGACGGCGGTGTCTACGGTGAAGTCGGCGGTCAGGCTCTCGAGAACACGAACCTCTGTCGGCCGCTGGGTGTGGACTTCGAACACCAGCGTAGCGATGATGTCGTTGTCGATCATGGTCGGGTTGGCAGCGCCTGTCAGCGGCCCCAGCCACATGAAGTAGCCGTTGCCGTCGTTAAGCGGCGTGTTGGCCCCGTAGAAGTCCCAGGGCTGCAGCGGCATGCCTGACAGTCCAGGCACACCTGCGATGGTGTTGCCAACAGTGGCACGATCAAGATCGCATCCGACCAGCGTCATGTGCTTTGCAGACCACGAAAGAGCGATGTCCGTTGCGTGGGTCCAAATCGGCGCATCCGACTGAAGAACGATGTCGACAAGACACGTTCGGGTGATGCAGTCGTAGTCGGCTACGAGAACGATGTCAACGGGCGGTGGTAGGTCAAGCATGGGTCTTGTTCTTCCTGTTGTCGAGGTCCATGATCAGAACGCGGTGCTCGAGACGATCAAGAGCATTGGCCGCTTGGTTGAGGGCGACACGGGCAGCGGAGGTGTCCATGAAGGACTGGGAGGCGAGGTCCCTGAGACGACGCTTCAGTTCAGCGTACTCTTCCATCAGTACACCCCCATGTTGGGCTTGGACAGGGTCTGGGTCAGGGTGTACGACCCATCCTCGAGATGGAACAGCAGATGAGCGATGCCCATCCAGAGAGCAGCCGTATCGGTGTTGCCCTTGCTCGCCTCCTCCTCGTACATGGAGTAGGCCAGCGACGCCTGCTCAAGGCAGGTCGGCCTGTCGATGGGAGCAGACACGTTGAAGCTGTCGTCGATGCACTTCTTGTTCTTGCCCTTGTTCTTGTCACACATGCAGACACTCTCTCTTTCTATGAAGTAGAGTAAAGAAGAGTATAAGTACTAGTAAGGTATCTACCTATAGTACCTATAGAGTTCCTCTATGGAGGGGCGGGTAATAGGGGGTCTAGCCGATTTGGTCAGCCAGCCTCGACAGGGTCTTCACCCCACGGCTCCGGCCGACGTACACGGCCATCAGGCTCCTGCCCGTCGCCTTGGCAGCAGACTCGGGGGCGATGCCCCAGTACTCCATCAGGACAGCCTCCCGCTGTGAGTCAGGAAGACTGTCTAGAAGCGGTCGGATCGACTCCATTGCCTCGAGCATCTCGGCTGGGTTAGAGTCGAAATGACTCTTACTCATGGCGTCCGACTCCCATACGCAGGGGTACGACGACTTGGGCAGGTCGTCCCTGAAGAACTGGAGGGTCGAGTACCGCAGGTAGGCAAAGAAGTTGGTGCCATCCACGCTGCTGCCTGTCTCGTATGCCCGAAGGGCAGCACGTTGGAAGATGTCGTCTGCGTCATGTACCTGACCGCGGTATCCGTACTTGGCCATGAAGTTGAGGATGAACGTGTAGTACGGCAGGAGTTCGGTTGGGATGTGCTTCAGCTTGTTCATAGTCCGTCCTTCCAGTCACGCCAGTCGTTCTCGGACAGGAAGTCAGGATCGGTGATCCCGACATCGGGGTTGGTGTAGTCCCAGCGGTGGGAGCGGTAGTTGCGCACGTACCTGCGCCAGTTGTCATTGTCGTCGTCGGCCCCGTGGATGACGTCTCGGACGGGAGACGGCACCATGTTCTTGCCAGCCACCCTGATCAGGGAGCAGCACAGCAGGTATGCGAAGGAGACGTTTGTCATCTCCGCATGGGTGTGCTGGGCGAAGTACCCGACGCTGAGGTTGGTGCACTCGGGCACCATGTCGGTGAACTCGGCGCTGTCGGTGAACAGCCCGGTGGGGTCGCACCTGAGGTCGATGACCTCGGATGATTCCTGCCAGATCGCCTTGGCCAACTGCGTGGCCCACACGTCAGAGCAGCACCGTGACCCACGCTGGTGGGTGATGATGCTGTCGTAGCCCTTGCGGTCGAGCGAGATGCACGCATCGTACTCGAGTATGCCCGTGTCCTTGGCGAACTCACCCGAACCGATGCATCCGACCTCCTCGCCTTGGAAGAAGGCGTAGGTGCCAGGGCAGCCAGCGCGGATCATCATCGCCATGATGGCGCACCCGACCTTGTCGTCTGCACCCAGGATGGACTTACCGTCCGTCTTGAGCATGTCGCCGTCCCACTTCATGTTGACGAGGCGCGGCTCATGGTCTGCCGTGTCGCAGTGGGCAGTCCACAGGATGCGCTCGCCGGGTCCTGGGACCTTGACGACGAAGTTGCCGTGCTTGTCGATCTCAGTGCTTCCGCCGTCGTATGTCGCCTTCCGCCCAGGTGCCCCGCCGTGAGGCGGGGTGGGAAGATGCGGCCACACGTACGGTTCGAAGCCGTGCGGGGTTGTCATGCGGCACATCGCCATCAGCGTGTGCTTGAACTTGCGGTATGTTGGGGTCCACATTAGACGGTGACTCCTCCGAAGTAGGCCTTGACATCAGACCACTGCTTCATGTAGACCGCTTCAGCGACCTCCTTGAGGCGAATGTCGTTGTCGGCCCAGATTGCAGTAATGACGGTGAACAACTCGTTGTGATGCTGGCAGTACACGCCAGCGATGAAGGTTCCGTTGAACAGGATCAAATAGTTGCCAGACTGAAGCACGCGGTCGAACTTGATCGTGTTCGGGCCATTGGCGACGTACGCATAGCTACCGAACATGAAGTTGCTGGCGTACATCGACTTGCAGCGCATGTCGTACGCATGAGCCTTGGTGCAGAACATCGACTCGATCGCCCTGCATGGGTGGCCGTGCGAAACCATGTACCCTGTCGGATGGTCGCACGACGCGTAGAACGTGCCCATCCCACGCTGCTCGTACTTTGGGAAGTACATCGTACCGACGACCGAGCCGTTGGACGTGATGTGCATCGACGTTGTCGACAGCGTGACGTACGGCATCTGGGAGATCACATGACCCACGGGGTACAGGCTGGACGCGGTTGTCGGCGGCACCACAACGGTCGTCATACACTTGGTCGCGTCGAACTTGACCAGCATGGCGTGTGGGCCGACACGCATGAACCGGTTGATCTCATACTCGCCGTTGCCGAGGGCGCGCTTGACCTTCGGTCCAGCGTAGATCTCCGTATCATAGTGGACGATGTACGTGCCAGCCTGAGACAGCAGGTTCCGCTCCTCCCAGTTGAACGAACTACATGAGATCTCGGCGGGGTACGCGCTGGACACTTCCGTAGAGTCGAACTTCAGCACATGTGCCACCTCCTCACGCGAGACCCACGTCGGCTCACGTGTGTCGACACCCCAGGATCCGCCGTCCCGCATCGACAGCACGTGCGAGACCTCGACGAACGTGCCGTCCTCGATCAACTTGTTCCAGATGCGACGTCCGCCGACTACCGTCGTCTCGTCCTCAGGGACCATGCCCTGGGAGTCGTCCTTGTCGATGGTCGTCTCGCGCAGGACGACGGTCCTCGAAAGGGCGGTTGAGTAGCGCTGGTTGACCGGCCAAGCGCGGATGGAGATCCGCTCGCGCCGAGGAGCGTACTCGTAGTCGAACTGCAGCGTGTCCGACTTGATCTCGTACGCCTCGTCGATGTGTCGGTACGACTCGTCGCAGCACCACGCGAAGTCCCCGTTGTCGACGCAGGAGTCGCACACGTCGCCGTACCCCTCGACGTAGCGGATGTCGTCCTCGCCACAGCGCTCCTCGCAGCACGCGCAGTAGTGACCGTTGTCGTTGTACTCGTCATCGTCGAACTGACGGCCCCATGCGTTGCCGTACTGGTTGTTGCTGGTCTCCTTCCAACCCGCGAGACGGTCGATCTTGCTGTACCGAGGCGGCACCCACAGGACCTTGCTGCCGATGACCTTGTTCATGTGGTACAGGTAGCCGCGGTCTACGTATGGCGCGTACTCCGTCTGAATGAGCGGAACGACTCCGCTGTCGGCAGCCTTGTCGACGGTCAGGACGCCCTTCCGCTCGCAGAAGGACTTGACCCGCTCGACCTGATCGTTCAGCATGGCACCAGTGGCACCACGCGCAGACACGTAGTACACGCGTCCGTAGAACCAGCCGGGACCGAACGCAAGATTGTCGGGGGCCGGGTCGAAGGAGTCAGTCGGGCGGAACACCAGCGCCCTGCCGATGGGCTTGTCGCCGTCCTTGAAGACAGCGAGTGCGCACTGGTTGGGATTGGTGCCCCACACCTCGGTCTTCGGGCTGTTGTAGCCCGTCATACACGAATGCGTCGTCCCGTCGTTCTCGCCGTACCACTCGGCGAGTTGCGGTCCAGTCAGCATGTCGACGGTGAGGTCCTCGACAGGACACTTCAGCCGCCGTGTGATCTCCGCTGACGCGGCCTCGATCTTGGTCGAGTCCTTCGACACATCCGTCTGAAGGGAGGCGACGAAGCGAGAGACCGACAGGCCACTCTTCTTGGATCGGTACAGGACCTTGGGGCAGTCCTGAATGACGGGCTCTATCTGAGCCCACGTCCTAAAGTCCTCGTCACGATCCTTCATGACGAGGTCGTAGAACGCCCACCAATCCAGCACATCAACGAGGACATGGTGGAGCGTGACGGTCACCTTGCCGTCAGCCACCACGAACTCGGGGATCTCGAAGCGAGTCCCCGTCACCTCGTCGCCGCCGTTGGGACGGCACTTGAAGTCCTTGATCTGCTTGGCGCAGAAGGCCGAGAACATGCACGCAAGACCCTGCTCCTGCAGGATCGCCTGAACCGTACCGAAAGTCATCTCCGCAGCCATGTGTCACCTCCGAGCGCTAAGCGCTCATTCGAGTTCTTCGTCCGCTTCTTCGTCTTCGAGGAGCATGATCTCCTCGTCCATGATGTAGCACGTCTCGAGGTTGTCGTCTGTAAGACGAAGGAGGGTGACCTCGATCGTCAACGACAGGATTTCGTTTCGGGTTGCCTCGCCCTTGTCCATCTGGTAGAGCAAGTTGGCGAGGGTATGACCCCACCACTCCTTGCCAGACGGAGAACGGTACACCCAGCACTTACCCAGTTCTCCGGATGGGAGTACAACGTCCCCCGTGACGAGACCGTGTTCGAGCAATTTCTTAGGCATTGTCCGCCTCCTCGTCCCGCACCCTGGCCGCCTCTTCCTCGAGTTCCTTCCTCGCGATGGCACGCACTTCAGCCGCCGCCTCCTCTAGTTCCCTCCGCGCGATGTCACGCATCACCCCGAGGATGATGGCGCGTTGTTCGTCGAGCTCCTGCCGCAGTGCGGCAAGCTTGTCGTGCAGCGGCATGTCCCCGAGAAACCTTCCGATGATCTTGTCACTCATGGCTTGTCCTTTCAGCGCAAAAGGTTTCTGATCGTGTTGGATCGGGCGTGATCCAGCACCCGTGCGGTTGTCGCAGCCGACGCGGCATGCGACACGTTGTTCTGACCCGGGTTGTTGCATATCTCCAGGATAGCAACAGCCCCCGCCAGCACTGCTGGCAGAACAAACACGGGAACCATCCAGTAGTTGACGAGCATGTCTCGAATGACGCGCTTCACTTCGCCTCCTTCTCGCGCTGAGCGCGAACGGTTGAAATCGACCGCTCCCCGTCAAGGGAGCAGCCGATGGTGCGGTCGATTTGGTCAGAGGCGCCGCCGCACCTTGACCCAGTACTTGACGGTGGCATCCTTACGATGTCCCTTGGGGCCTCCGTTGTGGATCCGTGCCAAGACCTCGTCGCTGGCGCCCTTGGGCGCGTATCGCGCCATGTACGCCCGTACAACTTTACGGGCGTACTGAGGATCACGGCAGTCGGAGTACGACCCGCCGATAGACGGATCGTGTTCCACTGCGTCTTTCCAATAGACGCGGTGAATTTGCATCGGGCCGATGGCCTTGCCGTTGTCACCAACAACATTGACCCTGCCACCCGACTCGACCTGCTCGATCGCGTCGAGCAGCCGATCGGATTGTCCTTCTGCCTGCTGAGTGCCGATGAGAAGCATCAGCAACAAAATGCTGGCCGGAATGAACCACATCTCCCGCAGGTCGGCCAGTGTCCCACGGAGATGACAACGCCAGTGCTTGAGGAACAACTTCAAAGGGCACCTCCGATCTTACGGATCCCGTCCACCGACAGAGAGAATCCGTGGGCGTAGTAGCCGTTGTGGAGGTTTCTAAGCACCACGAACAACTGTGCCTCCTTGCAGCGGGTGTCTGTCAGCCGGAACACCGCCGTGCACCCATCTCGCTTGAAGTATTCCGGATCGATTCGGTAGTTCGGAAGATCGATCGTTGAGCCTTTCAGCCAGCCTAGGTCCATGACCATGCTGCCCGTCTTGATCGTGTTGAACACCCGACGCACCTCCTTTCCGCTGGTGTGGAGTTCGAACTCCTCCTCGCTCATGTCGTCCGTGTCAGTGACGACCACCTCTTCCGTCTCCGTATCTACCGAGCCGTAGAGGCAGCAGGAGTGATCTTCGCAGCAGATCTGCTCCGCACACCACCCGAGGACGCGGTTGTCCTCGTCGACAAAGTTGACCGATCCCGACGCTACTCCAGTCCTGATGAAGATCTTCATTGCCATGTTTCCTTGCCCCTGAGGGGCAACATTGTGGAAGGCCGTTGCAGCCCGTCAAGGCAGCGCCAGCCGATTCAGTCAACGGCAGCGCCGATACTCGCGCTCCGCAATACGCAGAGCCTCGGTATCGGCGCCGTTGACCGCTACGATCTCACCCGCAGTCTTATGACTGTACATCATGAAGACGCGGTTCTTCGGTGTTGTGCTGCACGACGCGCAGCATTGCGTGTCTGGAAAGATCTCCAGACGGATCGGCGGAATCTCTCCGCCGCAAGAGTTACATGACATCGGCATCGCGAGTCATGTAGTTAGACCACTTGGACTTCCAAGCAGCCTCGGTACGGGCCTGGCCCGAACGATGAGGACGGCACGACCACTCCTTGCCGTCACAGACGGGCTCAGGGTCGCTGTCGTCCTGAATCTGCTGGCCGACCAGCAGACACAGTTGGACAGCCCGAACTGAGTAGCCGAATTCAGCGGCCAAATCGTACGCCCTGAGGAAATCAAACATCGCACACACCTTTCCCGTGCTGAGCACGGATGGAAATGAAAGGGCCGCTTGAACTTTCGTCCAAGCGGTCCGATGGACTGCATTGTCTCGCAGCCTAACCCGCGCAGTACGCGCGAGAACCGACCATTCGATTGAGGGTTCGTGTTAATATAGCGCAGTCCGCTTGCATATTGTTGCTTAGGGACGCGCACGCCGTCAGTGGATTACAATACAGCTGCCGATTGAGTTGAACACAATCGCGGTAATATCTAGTTCCACTGGTTGTTGGTTGTACATTTGTGAGTGCCGCCCTACGCAGTCATGCTCGAACCAGAGCATGGCCACAATAGAAACGCCCGTGCTTTACGCGCACGGACTACGACAAACGCGCCAAGTTTAAAGTCGCTTTCCGCGGTTCGCTGCCGCGCCGACTCTGACCTCCAGACAGTACCTACAATGCACCCTTAGTCCTGCCGTCGTTCGATCATAAGCCTGGACGCCGACGATTAAGCCAGCCGCTACAATCTCTACTAATCGGTAGGGATGCAAGTATCCTGAGTGGATAGAACCGTAGTGCCGGTTCAAACGCGCGCAGCACAGCACGCCAGCCGACTGAGTCGAGTGGCTTGCAGCACCCTGCTTGGGTATTCCCGCAGACTGGCTAGTGGGTTCTCACTCTGGCGTAGCGGTGCGCGCAGTCGAATGAGTCGACGCGCGGCGCGCTACGTTAGCGTACCCTGCGGTTATTGCTGACTTTGACATAGTCCACTCCACACGCATTCCCTACGCCGACGACGGGCGGCAGCCGATTGACTCGGCACGCCGCGTCCGCCGCTAGCCTCAGGCTTAGCGCGCTACGCTCGCTCTCGCGAACACTTCCCGCATTATCGACAATCGGCGCGCGCGAAACGTCCAGGGGATACCCTGAACGCCTCGCGCGGTGCGACCGCGAACGGCGTGAAAGCGTGAACTACTATGTAAACAATCCCGCCCCCATTCAAGGAGGCGGGATCGGAAGGGATCGGACGGGATCGGACGATCAGACTAGGCGACCGCCACCTTGCACCATACCGCCGAAGGTAATGGCGCGCAGGACGTCGATCACGGGAAGGGACACCGTCTGGCGCGTCTTCTCTCCGCGCAGCTTCGACTCCACCTCGACTCCGACGCGCGTGCCGCGCGCAGTCTGCGCGAGACTCGCGCTACGCTCGACGTCTGCGAGGATCATTGCAGCGAGGGTACGGGCGTTCGTCTGCGCGCGCATCTTGCGGTCACCCTTCTCAGCGTTCGCGGTCTTGAAGATGCCGACAATGGCGCGGGTGTCGTCGCTGAGGCGCGCGGCGTTCGTCTGCGCGAAGCCAACGGCGTTCGGTGTCGCGGTCGCATCGGTGGCGGTGTCGGTCACGGTAGGGGCGGTCTTGGAAGCCATGTTGGGCTAACCTTCTCTCCGCGCTGCGCGCGGCATGGGCGCGAGTCCGTCGCGGGGCGGGTGTCACTTCGGCGCGCCCAACATGGGCGGTGCGAAGCGGCACAAAGGTAGTATCGGCTAGATTCGGATGGAAGTCAAGTGCTTAGGGCGAGATTCCGAAAGATTGTGTCTCCAAAGACAGTACGGTATCCGTTAGGGTATACCCTGGACTCTGTAAACGAAAGGCACTACCGTTTACATTATGGTTGCTGGCATGGTGCGCGTGCTAATGTCAATCTAGGCGGGAGCGATTAGAGTAGGCGCAAGCGCATTCGCTTGACTATTGCGGTCGCAAGTGTCAACGAATGGTGGAGTGGACAAAGAGGGCGCCCCTTGACAATCTCCAAGCGGAGTGTCAATGGAGCGCCCTATGGCTTACAATGGTCCCCAGCGTGAGTCCCAGCGTGTACCCGCAGGCGCAGGCGCGAGGGTACGCCCCCGTGGGCGCCCGTGTGGGCGTCGAGCGGGGGGTAGAGGGGGGATCGGCGCAGCTGGCGAAGCTCCATACCCCGACTCTAATATCCGACCCCCAGTCGATTTCCGGTCAGGAAACCCGCATGTGAGCCCTATGGTATACCTATGGTACCATAGATACTATATATGAAGGAGAACTGCGTTCTCCTTCATAATGGGTCGGGTAATACCCCCTACCTCTTTCTACCCAGGCGGGAGATACCCCATCTCTTCGTCGTAGTCGACCTAGCCTGCCACTCCCTGCTGGCTTCCTTTGAGAACATCCCACCAGAGATGGGCAGGACGAACCTGGACGGAACAGGGTTGTTCCATTCCTTCACGAACTCCTTGGCGACTTTCTCCATCTGGAGCTTCTCCAAGGTATCGACACGGTCACTTGAATCCAGGGCCATCATGTCCTTGTACCACCCGACAGCACCAGCCAGGGCCTCGACCTGATCGTCGTGCCTCAGCGAGTCCTTGTCCCTGGTGATCCTGGAGACCTGGTTTCCCAGGGTAGCGTTCTTGGCTACCTTGGTCGAGACGCAGATCCTGTGCTGGGCCATGGCAGGCTCCAGGGTGTCGATGATCCGCAGTTCCTTCTGTCCCTTGTTCTTCTTCTCCTCCACCGCCACCGATCCAGCCAGACGGGCCAGATGGGGCTGCAGGAGCTTGCCGTACATTCCGTCGCCCCAGTTGCTTTCTACAACGACAGTCTTTACGCCGTACTGGGCTGCGATCGTCGCAAGCTTGGCAAGGGTGTCGTCCGAGTGACCTCCCTCTAGTCCGTCGCACTCCGGAATGTGGATGATGCCGTTCAGGAGACGGGCCACGCAATACCCCGTCTGGTCTTCGCCACGGCCTGCCGGGTCGATGTACATGATGGAGTTTTCGTACTCCGCCCACCTCTGGTCCATGTAGACGGCGTTGTACCACCTGTCTCCAGCCAGGCCTGCGCACTCGATGTTTGCAGGTGAGGTCGTACCCCACACCACATTCATGGGCGCCATGTTGGTAGCCATGTCCCAGACGATGAAGCTGGACAACCTGAGCGGATACCGGTCAGCATCGCTGAGGGTCGTATCCAGCAACATCTGCAGGGCGAACATGGAGGGGCCCATGATGGCCTCTCGTTCGATCAGCAGGTCGTCTGGATAGTACGTCGGATAGGTAGGATCCCCGGGCTTGACCGTCTCGGCTTCCAGATGGTCCATCAACATGGGAGCCAGGCGAATCATCTGTCGTTCATCCGCAGGGTTGGGATACCGCGCAGGCCACCGGCGGCACTCGTAATGCTCCGCAAGGCGGTTGTACACCGAGTCCTCGGTCTGGGGAGTACCTAGGTAGATGATGTCTCCACCCGGGTTGAGGACGTTCTCGAACTCCCGCAGGCGGTGCATCAGGGTATCCCGTGCCTCCACGGTCCTCGAGTTGTCGACGATCTCGACGTCGTCGTTAATGATTACGTCCACGTGGGTACCTGTGATCATGCTCTTGATGCCGTAGGCTGCCACCGAGGGATTTTTGCTTGGAGTAGTCCTACAGCCGACGTCGAACCGGTCTGCACCATCACGATCCCATTCCCCGGGTCGCAGGTGCTCCAGTTCCTCCATGCTGTCCAGCAGACGCCGAACCAGCAGGATGAACTCTCGGGCACGGGTCTGGACAGCCGACACGCACAGGATGGTGGTGTCGGGGTCGCAGTACAGGCGCCAGGCCGTGTAGGTAGCCGTTAGGTACGACTTACCGGCGCCACGCATGGCTTGGATCATCCGTCGCTTTGGGCCGTTCTGCAGGAAGTCGCAGATGTCGTACTGGACAGTCGCAGGTTCCGGGAGTCCCAGGACCTGCCATGCCCTGAAGGCAAAGTTCCGGAAGTCGGACTTCAACATCAGGGTGTATTCGTTGTCTACCATGGGTTATTGCCTTACCGGAAAATCGCATTACAGACCTCGGAGGGTCTACCCCTCCGGAGATACCCCCTGAGGCACAGAATGCCTCAGCGGGGCTCCTAGGGGCCTTAGAAACGATCCAGGGGCCTTTCGGCCCCCGGGATCTGTTAGTCTTGAACAGTAGTAGTAGATCCTGCTACTGCGTTCTTTCTGAAAACAGGACGGGTAGCTACGAACCCAGGGCGCCAGGCGTGAACCGACATTCGGCTTACGCGTATGTATCCTGGGGTAGCTGGAACAGCCGCTGTTTCACGGACCTCGACACCCCAGACAACAGGGCCTTCTCCAGGTCGACTATGAAGTTCGGCCTTGGCGGCGGTGGCAACAATTGGAATCTTGTTGTTGGTCCAAGGTCCAGTGCTTGCCCTCCAACGTGCGGACTCGCCACCACCTGAGATTTCCATCACAAAGTTGGTGAACGTTCCTGATGTCAGTCCAAGACTGGTATCCTTGGTGATTACCGCTGGAGTAATACCATCGCCTGGATTGTTGTTTCGCATCACGATGGCACGCCAACTGGATGTATTGGATGATGCCCAAACTCCAAACATTCGCTCGTATCCAACAAGCGAGATATCGGTAGCGTGGCTTCTTGCAAGACCAAGAAAGTAAAGACACTCAGTTGATAAAGAAGCAACGCGAAGACGACACTCCATCAAGGTTCCATACAACTGAGGTTCCCTGTGCCTGGCGACATTACTGAAAGGAGCAAGGTGGTTTCCGTTGTCTCGAAGCGACGCACGACCGTTGGTGTTGTTAGCGCCAAGTCCTGCATAGTCACCACCCCAAACTTCAACGGAATTAAAGCCAGGAAGATATTGGATGCTTCCACCTGGGATGGCGGTTGCATTTTCATTGGCAAATGTCCAGTCAGACCAAGTTTCCGCCCACCAGCCCTTGTCTGCCCATCCCGGATTGTTCGGAAGACGGATCGCTGCAGTACAGCGAGCTGCGTCGGTGCCGCCAAACACGGAAGAGTTCGGATTCTTGAACAGCGCGTATTGAATGGCGGCGATGACGCTCATAGGAGTGCCACCGTTACGGTAAGGGTCTCTCCACCTGCAGCGTTTACGTAGCCGACGCGGTAGAAGTGACAGCGGGGAATGAGCTGGATAGTTCCTGAGACAGTCGAGGTCAGGTCCGACCAAGCCGCAGTTTCCGTCAGCTTGCCCTGAACAGTGACCACAGGAGTAGTGCTGTTGCAGTTGATCTCGACGGGAATCATCACGCTCTGCGGATTGGTGGCAGGCTTAACGGCAACCGAAGAACCGTAAGTCGGAGTTGCTCCAGCGGTCAGACCGGTGCTTGAAAAGATTGTTTGATTTCGCATTTAGGAGACTTTCTTGAAAGGGAGGATTTCTCGCATCTTCTCCAACTTCCCGTTGGGGATGTCCATTGCCTGGACACCGTTGTCCTTTAGGAAGCGGAGGCCTGCCTGAGCCCAGCCGGGTGACACCCGGTCTGGGTCCTTCATGGCGTCGATAATGGCATCTGCCGTCAGGTGCCAAATCTCGTTTGACTTGTCATCTTTACTGGATGTGCTCATCGTCAAGCCCCTTTCGTGCTAGGCCGATAGTAAGGGCCTGCAGGGAATTGCGGATGTCTTGGACGTGCTTCTCGAGGCGCACAATGCGCTCCTCGTTCATGGAGTTCTTGAGCTCCAGCTGCACTTCAATCTTCTTGAGATCGGACTTGATGCTCATCAGCATGGTGATCAGCCATGCAACTCCACCAATGGACGGGATGCCAACCATTGCGATCAGCTTGATCAGATCTTCAAGCGTCATGCTCATGACTGGGTATCCTCCCACGCAGTGATGCGGAGGCGTCCTGGATTAGGCCAGTTTTTTGGATTGATAGAGCCAATACTGGTTCCATCCGAAGCATAGTCACCACCTTCGTCAATACGAGATACTACAAGAACTGTTCCGCTTGTAGTGCGATCTACCACACAATGGCATTGACCGCTTCCTGACACACCACGTGCAATCCTGTTTGTGACGTTACTGGTCTTTGATCCGGAGAATGAACGCATGTTCACCCACAGTGTCGCGTAGACATCCGTGCTATCATTTGATGCTCCTGTAACCTCAATCAACACAGGACCTACGACGAAAGAGAAAGCAGTTGTAGTTTGGTCGCTGGTACCACCAGAGGTGGTGATGTGTTTTGTTTGTACTTGTCCACCGCCACCAGCGTACCCGGCAATCTGGTTGGTTTGAATCTGTTCAGTAGCCATTAGCTAGACCCCCTGGCAAGGAACACCAACGCAGAGCGCGAGGTGTCAAGATTGATGTCGCTAGACGTACCACTTTGCGCTAAACGTGCAACAGTGAATGCAACCGACGATCCCGATCCAATGGTGGTTCGGGTGTAGGTGATGTCGAAGTATGCACCTACCGATGCGTCGGTATCTGGAACAAACACGCGAATCGGATTGGACGGAGAGTTAGTCGACACAGATCCGGTGATAACACCGGTAGCTGAGAAGTAATGCGCCGCTGCTCCCTGAAGAATCGGAATCTGAATCGTGAATTGACCGGCAATGAATCCACAGGTAGCGCTGAAGTTCACCGAAGTGGTCGTGCCACTGAGGGCCGACCCGGTGTTCATGCAGGTCAGGTTGCGGATGTCATCTACATAGGTCTTGGTTGCCGCATCCGTTCCAGATGACGGGGCCGACAGATTGGTGATCCGCTGGCTGTTCATCGACACAGATGCGGTAGGGGCCGCCATCTGGTCGAGTCGGTTCGTGCGGACCTGGGTGTTGAAGTCACTAATGAGTGAAGCAGTAGGAGTCGTCCAAGCCGTATTACCGGCAATGGTTGCGATGACCTGACCGTTTGCTCCTTCTGCAATCTTGGCAACCGTTACTGCATTGTCTTGCAACGCCGTTGTAGTAACCGTGTTGGTTGTCAGAACAGCAGACACAGCGCCTTCAGAGTAGGCAACAAGAATTTTGTCTGAAACCGTGGGAGCAGGAGTGATCGTGATGTTGGCACCAACGATCGTGTAGTGCGTACCGGGACGTTGACGGAGTCCGTTGATGTAGATCTCTACGTCAGACGGATCCGTGATTGCCGAGATGGCTGCGGGAAGCGGAAATGCGGTGGTAGAGCCGTCTCCTGTGTAGACAACTGTACCGATTCCGCTAAGAGACGCGGGAAGTGCACCAGTGACGGCGGCCTGAAGCTGGTTGACAGTAACAGCGTCGGTGCCGTTGACACCAGACGCAATGTTGCCAACTCGACGGCTACGTCCGTTCCACTGACCATCGGTGCCCAGGGTCATTGCATCGGTCTGGAGGTCAAATGCCTCCTGCACGATGAAGAACAACTGGTTGCTGTCAAGATCAAGGAGTTCGGACGTAATGTTGGTACTGTCGACATAGTCGATGTACCGCGTGTCCTTTTTGGTTTCTCGAGCGCATCGAAGAAGATCGGTGTCGTACAGATTAGCCGTAAGCGTGATCTCCTCGTTCACCGTGTCGATGGTGTAGTCGGTGGTCACGGTCAGCAGCGTGCCGTTCTTGTAGACCTTCAGCTGGGTAGAGATGCTTTCGGTATCGGCAGGGAGGAAGTCCACGGGGCCCCCGTATGAAAAGGGCCCCGTGGTTCCACCGACCGTACCGACATGCTCCGTGTAGGAGTATGCCATGTCTTAGTTCTCCAGGTCTCCAAGCATGAGCCGGGAGTACCAAGTGTTTAGAAGAGGTGTGTGAGACTGCATGAACTTGAAGTCACGTTCCCCGGTCTTCTCATCAGAGAACACCATGCGGGAGAACTGCGATCCTGACTGCAGGATTGGACCGAAGATGTTGTTGCCGCGAATCGTCTGTCCACCGCCACCGGTCAGCGAGTCGATTAGCGACATCGCTGAGGTGTGGTGGGCTCCGAGCCACGGGGTCTTGACGGCGCGGCTGAGGAAGAATCCCGCCGGGTTGTCGTTCCACTGCTGCTCGAGCCTGTCGGAATCCGACTTGCCCGTGGCTACCTCACGGATCGACTGATAGATGTTCTCTCCCACCATCAGTGCAGCGTAGGTCGTCGCAATGGTCGAGAGTCGACCGTTGGCGGCGGTGCGGAACGCCACGTTGGTGGCAAAGGCACGGCTGTACGAAGTCAGGTTGTAGAACATCTTGTCGATGGCGGACCCGGCTTCAACAGAGGAAGCAAGGCTTGCCGTGGGTACGTGGAAGTTGTGAGCCGACGTCAGGAACTCGAGCATCGCGCCCATGGTCCTGTCGTCGACACGCTCCCGCAGGGTCCACAGGTTGAAGACCCGATCCTGACCCGCGAGACCATTCCTGAGGTTCCTGACGACATCGGGCGTCAGTAGTCCTGCGTGGTTCATCTGAATGGCGACGTCCCAGGGAATACCTGCATCCTGTGCAAGCTGCCTGAACCGTGCCCGTGCCGCGTCGGTATTCTCCGCAACGGCTCCTGCACCCTCGAGTGAACGGGCAAGCCGTTCCATGTTGTCGAGACTGCGGGAGATGAACTTCTTGGCCTGGCGGTCTGCGACGACACGGGCGATGCCCGAGAAGTACTGCATTCCACCGGAACGCATGCCGGTCTCGCCGAACGCCTCTGCAAATGCAATGGCTGATCCGGTGATTCGACCGTACGCTTCGGCTCCTTCGGTAACTGCCTCCTGTCCCGTGGCTACGTGCCAGAACCGTTCCCAGGGCGCAATGAAGCGCTCCGAGACCGAGGTACCGACACCTGATCCGAAGGACGAGTGGGCGTGAGAGATGTACTGGTCGACGCCATGCGAGATGTCCTCGTAAATCCCAAGGTCACCCGAGTTTCGGATAGCGTGAAGTGCGTCGAACATACCGGACATTCCACCGCCGTACATCTTAGATGCCGTGATGGCACGTGGAAGCTCGACGGCAAGACCTGCCATTCCCCAGAACGCACCTGCGGATCCACGGACAATGCCGGTGGAGATTCGCAAGGCAGCGTCGAGGGCTGGCTTGGTGTTGTACTGGGCGCGACCGGTGGCGAACTGCCACTTCCTCTCAAGGGCGTCGATGGCCGACTCCATCTCCTTGCGGACAACCACGTCGGTGACCGACACCGCCGACTGCTTCAGGGCAGCGAGCACCTCGTCAAAGGTGCACGGAGTCCCCATGGCTTCGGACAGCTGGGCATCGAACATGATCTGAGGAGCACGGATCTCCATGTAGAGCTTGTGCTCCATCATGGGCGATCCAATGTACCAGCGACGGACCCGCGGATCGTTGGCGACCGCATCCTCGAGGGTGCGTGCCGCGGTGGACCGGGATCCCTGAGCCGCACGACGGAATCCGATTCCATCCTGGGTCAGGCTGTTGGAAAGACGGCTGACCGTCTCCGCTGCCATTTCGTTGGCGTGCTGGACAATGCGAGCATCGAACGCCGCCTGATCAGCTGCGCTAAGGACATTGTAGGCAGTCCCTCGGGGAAGTCCAAGTGCATCCGCCAGTTCATCGGGAAGAGGATCCCCTGACGTCCTGAGACGGTCTGCATAGACATCCCTGAAGCTGTCCTGGGCCGCTCGCTGGTTGGCGAGGATAGCCCTGGAGTTTCCTTCGCGCGGCCGGTAGTTGGGACGACGGACGCCAGGATGGGTTACATCCAGTCGGTTGCCGACCCGGTCATAGGCATCGCGGAGGAACGCATGGACCTCGAGTTCACCGGGATTGAGGCCCGTGGTGACTCCGGTATCCAGTGCGGTCTGGACCCGAAGGTCCGACTCCGCGGTCCACTGTCCCGCCCTGCGGACACGCTGCTCGATGGACGCGAGACGCGCCACCGACAGCTTGCCCTGGTCACGGAAGTTCTGGAGCGAGCGGAGGTTTCCATTGTTGAATCCGAGCGCCTTGACAAGCGGCTCGGGGCGATCAAGCATGTTGAACGCCGTAACGATCATGTCGAACTGACGGGAGATGTTGTGGATCTGCCCGAACTTGGTTCCTGAAGTCTGAAGACGGAACAAGGCACGGCCAAGGTTCCGGAGTGCGGGGATGCGTCCCATCGACATCATGATGTTGTTCATGATTAGGAGACGCTCTCCCGACTTGTCCTTCGAGGTCAGCTTCTCCAGGATCTGGGTCCTGACATCAGCTGCCTTCTCGGCCTTGGTCTTCGGAACGTCCTTCTTTCCAGCAGGAGCCGGTGCCGACGTAGCGGTACCAGATGCCTTGGGATCGGTGACGGCTCCGTTCTCGTACCGCATCTCGCGTCCAACGGACGGAGCACGGGCTGCCCGAGCTTCGGCATCCGTATCCATTGCGTTCTCCATCAGCTGGGCATCGCGCATCGCCGCGGCTTCCTTGCGGGAAGTTTCGGTCGGAACGCTACGTCCCTTTCCGGAGGACATCTCTGGACGGGTCCTGATGCCAGCCGCCGCCTCGTCGAGGCCTTCGGCGATCACAGGATCTGCACGCTGGGCACCAAGCACGGAGAAGCGGATGTTGCGTCCATCCATGGTGGCGCTGACGAGATCCTCGGTGGGTTCTCCTGCAAGGACGGCACGCTCGCGCTTCACGAAGAAGTCCTCGAGCGCAGTCCAGCGCGGAAGTTCGGTCACGTCCCCGTACATGTTGTACAGGCGGCGGTTCAGTTCCTCCGCGAACTCCACGTCTCCGCTCTCCATCGCTACGGCGATACGGGCTCGCATGCGCGAGACCTCGGTCACGTCCTTCACGTTGGGGGTGGTCGACGCAAGTTCATGCGAGCGACGGATCATCGCGGGTCGCCCCTCGATGCCGTCGATCTCGGCCTTCACCTTGTTGGCACGCTTCTCGAGGGATGCAATCTCCTCGTCGTACTGCTTGATGCGGGGATCCGCATCGGTGGCTCCAGAGGCCTTCAGCTTCTCTCGAGCCGCCTTGGTGGGCTCGAGTTCGTCATTGATCATCTTGAGTTCTGACTGACGTGCCGTGTACGTCGTTCCGCCATTGGCTTCGGACGCAGCACGACGCACACGGTTCCTGAGCGTACGTCCACCCTTGGTGTACGCAAAGCCAGGTCCCTTCTCAGCCAGCTTCTTATCCAGCGCAGCTGCTTCCTTGGTCCAGGCCGCCTTTCGTTCGGCTGCCCTGGCTGCATTCAGCATGTCAGGGGTGACTGCCGACGCAGGGGTCAGGTCCTTGTTCAGGTCTGCGACCTGTCCAGTGAGCTGAGCCTCGTACCGGTCAGCCAGGTTGCTGAGACGCTTGGCTGCGCGTTCCTTCTTTGCAATGAGGGCGTCAAGGGCCTTCAGGGTCTTGGCGCCCTTGATGGCTCCAGACTCCTTGAACCGCTTGGCTTCCTCCACCGACTTCCTGAGACGGGCGACTCCCTCTCGGGCTGCCGCGATCTTGTCGTCAAGCGACAGGTCCTTGGCACCTTCCTGGATCTTCGCCACCTCGGGGTCGACCTTCGCCATCTCCTCGCGGAGGATGGCTTCCTGCTCCGCAACCGATGCACGCGGCATGACGGGACGCTCGGTCCTGACAGGCCTGAGGGGATTGGATCCCGACATCAGTGCATTGTCAGTCGAGTTCTCGCCGAGGAAGCGGTCGACGAACTCGACCTTCCAGCGGTTGGCGGCACGGGTCTGCTTGACGGCCGCCTTGCGGACGGCGTCGATGCCAGCGGCGGAGATCTCGACCTTCCACAGCGGGAAGCCAAAGGCCTCCGTCATGGTACGGTCGAGGGCGTCCTTACCGGCACGTGCCACGATCTCTCGACGGGTGCGCTTCACCTCGTCAAGGGTACCGGTCACTGCTGCCTCTGCCTCGTTGAACTTGGCAAGGGCCTTCTTCAGTTCGTCCATGGCACTCGACACGTCGGTGTGCCACATCGGATCCTCGTCGACGATCCGCTGCGAGTCCAGGACCACGGCTGCATTGTCTGCATCGGGATCCATGGCCGCATCGAGGCGTCGACGCGTCTCTCCGGCCTTCTTGCGGTGGGCGACGAACGTGTCGCGCACCTTCTTCAGGCTGATCTGGAGTTCCTTGAAATGGTCAAGCTTCTCGAACGCCTCGTCGTTGAGGCGGGTGAATGCTTCATTGAGCTGATTGATTGCTCCGTCGATCTCGCCTAGAGTACGCCCGGTGCGCTCCATGACCTCCGTGTGCATCTCGTTGAGGATGTCCACGGCTCCACGGAACCGTCCCTGGGTGACGTTGTCGTTCAGGCGGTTGACGGCCTGGGTCATCTCGTCGGCCGCTGAGGCCTCGTTGATGGTCCTGACGCGCTCGACGGCTGCACTGAGTGCCTTGTCCTCGAGCAGGTTGACGCGCTTGCTGGCAGAGATGGCATTGGCGGCACGGATCACTCGATCCTTGTCACCACGTGCCATCCACTGGGCGACAAGACGGGCATCCCCGGAGGCTTCCTCCAGGTAGTCCACGACGAAGCGGAACTTCTCGAACTCGTCGCCCATGTGGGCACGGAGCAGGTCGATGGACTTCTTGCGGAAGAAGTGCTTCTCGTCTCCGCCGCCGAGGACATAGTCCGCGACGTCGTCCTGCCACTCGTCGATCTGGGCCTGGGTGCGCTGGGCTGCCTCGAGGCGGTCGGCGACGTGACGGTTGAGCTCGGCGGCATCGGGCTTGTTCTTCTCGATCCATTCCGACAGTCCGTCCATGTCCTCGGTGGAACCGAACATGGCTCCTGCACGGGCCTCGTCGTCCATCAGGACGCGGCGAAGCGGATCGTCAGGACCCACGATGGTATCAAGGCTCCGCTCGAGGCGGCTCTTGGACGTGCGGTAGGCACTCTGGGCAACATAGTCGATGGTGGTACCGAGGGTGCCTTCATCGCTGTTTGCCGCCATGTTCTCAAGCGCTGAACCGGTGTTGTTGACGTTGTCGGTCTTCCTGAGCCACCGTCCGATCGCATCGCCACCGGCTGAGAAAGACACTCCAAGGAGAGACCCGAACGCGACGTTGTCGGTCCAGTTCTCGTCCTTTTCGTAGGTCTTTCCGTAGACGCGGTAGCCGTCGTCGTTGAGCTGCTTCCACTCCGAGTAGGAGGAGGACGCACCGTCAAGGCCGTCCCACAGGTAGGTGGCTGCCTTCCACGTGCGATTGTACTGGGTCGACAGTGCGGTGATGCGCGCTCCCATCGACAGCGTGGTCGCAGGAGCGGCGGCAACAGCCGCGGTCGCACCGGCCGCAGGAGCGGCAAGACCTGCGGTGGCGACGATGGAGATCGTCGTCATCGGGTCGACGGTGACGTAGTTGACGATGCCTGAGAAGACCTTCTGAGAGGCGTATCCCAGCATGTACGACTCGCGGTCGTACTGCTCGATCTCCATCTGGGCACGGGTTACGACCTCGATCTCGCGCATGCGCTGATCGAGGTGCTCGGCTGAGACGGAGTTGTTGATGATGTCATCGACCAGCTCCTGACCACCGCGCTGCAGTACTGCAACACGTTGCTCTAGTGGCATAGTCTCGTACAGGGTTTTGGCCTGGGTGGGATTGAAGTTGGGATCGGGCTTCGAGCCAACATCGGGATCCCATCCCTGCCACCAGTCGATGATTGCACGCTGGGGCGTGCGCATGTATCCGAATGCCCATCGACCAGCACCACCGTCAGTCGCGCCATAATAGGCACGGTCGACCTGGGTGGCGATGAAGTCTGGAAGGGCGGAATACCCTACGCCTCCGTCAAGAAGCGTAGGGGCTACTCTGACTCCAGAGTCCTTTGGAAACACGTACGGCTGATCGTAGTTGAAAGTACTCATGGAGTTGAATCTCTTAGTTGAAAAGTGGGGCGAACGTAGGCAGCAACGTTGCGGTCGGTGAATCTATAAGTTGACCTTCTGCCTTGGTCTTGGCGCTGCGCTTAGGTCGAGTTGCCTCGAAATCATCAGCGGAGACTTTCACAAGACTAGATGGAATGCTGCGCCATTCTCCTGATACCTTGGCCCTAACGGCCACGTATCCCTGCTTCACGTCCTGGTCGTACACCGCAATGCGCACATCCTCAATGTGCTCTGGACGGAATACCTCTAGATCCAGACCACCGCCTGGGATTTCCAGTTTTGGCAGGGTGTTAAGGGCAGCCGCAATGGCCGGAGCCTTGGAAAACAGGTAGTCCTTCCAATCAGCTCCCTCAAGCATATCAGGAGGTGGAAGAGGGGTGGATCCCTGCTTTCCGCGCACGTTCTGAACAATCTGGAACGATGTGTCCCCGTTGTCCGACTTGACCGGATAGATGGCAAATCCCTGCTGACGCAGCATGTGTGACATGGTAGCGCCGACGTCCTGACTGCGCGGAGCCGATCCAGCAATGGTTGCCATGTTGAGCAGCATCGCCTGGTCTGCCGGTGGCAGCTTGGCGGTGACATCCTTGGCCTTGACTCCAGTAAAGTCGAACCAACCAGTGTCAAGACCAGCACCCATGGTCAGGTCCAGCACTGCCTTGGAACGCTGTTCTGCAAGTGCCTTGGCGACAGGACCATCCTTATCCGGGGCGGCGTTCTTGGCCTGCAGGTTACGCGCCATCTCTGATCCAAGAGCGGCGGTAGTCTCACCATCAACCTCAGGACCGAGGGTTTGAAGGTACGACCCCAGACCCCAGGACTGCATGGTGCGTGTATCGCTGATGGCGTTGTTACGGGCAGTGGGGTCCATCGACCGATTCATCACGTTCCAGTACGCAGTCACCAGCGAGAAGTTGTTGGGATCGTCAAAGGCACCAACGACCTTGGCCTTGAGCTCATCCGGCATCTTGGTATCGGAGTATCCGACCATGGCGTCGACGATCATCGGCTCGAGGTCCTCGACCTTGGTCTTGCTGTGGGATCCATCGGCAAGGGCACGTGCAAGCGGGGTGAACTTCCAGTTCTCCTCGATCTTCATGCTGCGGCGGCGTTCACGGTCGGCTGCGTTTACTTCAATCTCAGCCGCTCTCTGCGCTGCGCTGCTGGCCTTGGTGTCCTCTTCCCACTGGTTGACAAGTCGGTTGACAGTCGGACCAATCAGGTTGGACACTTCTGGATCCTGAAGCGAGTTCAGGTCGGTTCCGAAGTGGCGTTCAAGGACATCAGTCAGGAACTCGTCCCTTGTGTTGTACCTGGCTGTCCAGCCCTTGGAGAACTCGTCTCCCTGCTGCTGGGTCAGGTCCACCAGTCCGGTGCGTTCCTGCTGCACTCGCGTGCTGATGTTGCCAATGACCTCCTTGGTCATGCGGACTGACTGTGAATCCAGGATTGGATTACCACGTCCGTACAGACCGGCGGCGGCCCTCAGCTTTCCGAGGTCCGTGCTCTCGGCCGCAACGCGAGCCTTGGCGACCTCGCCATAGGCACGCCTACGGGCGGCATCGGACACGGTGGTGTCGTTGTCGATGGCCTCGATGGCTGCATCGAAGTTGACAGAGCCCTCAGCCACCCACGCCGAGACCTTGGTCTCCTCGGCCTGTCGGCGGTACTTGTCGTTTCGAGCGGAGACCATGTCGCGGACAAGGACCTCAGACTGCTGCTTGATTGCTTCCGAGACCGCCTTTTCTTCCGCTGGAGACATGTACGCCACCAGACCAGCCATGCGCTCGTCTGAGAGGACCTTCTCCCTGACGGTGTCGAACACGGCCTGTTCAAGGGCACTGTCGGTAGCCGACTCGAACATACCGGCCGCCTTCATCAGGTCGGCCCGGAGTCCCGTGACGACTGCGGATGCGGCTTCACCAAAGGTCTCCCGCGCCGCGGTGACAAGAGCGGCTTCCTGCCGCTTGTTGTCCAGCTCTGCCTTGCCCTCCAGGGCTTCCTTCTTGGCGAAGGCATCGGCACGAAGTCCCGTGAAGGTCGCCTTCATACGGGGGTCGGTCTCTTGCTTGGCTCGCAAGGCATAGCTCAGTGCAATGTCCTCGAGAGCGCCTGGATCGGCTGCCTCGAATGCGTTCTGAATGCGCTCGTCGCCCTCGGCCCTGATGGCAAGGGCGCTGTCGAGGAACGCCTGGCGCTCCTCCTGCTTGGTCTTGTCGATCTCGGCCTGAAGCTGACGGGCCTCGCTCTCTGCCTGCTCGATGACCTGGGCCCTGGTAGCCTTCATCTCGGTCGTCTCGCCCTCACGGGCTTCCTTGAGAAGACGTTCCTCGATGGCCTTGGCTTCTTCAGGGTTCTTGGCCTTGGCGATCTCGAGCTTGGCAGCGGCTGAGAACTCAGCTGCAAGCCGTGCGTTCTCTCGGTCGGTGTCGGCCTCGGCGCGGCGCTTGAGGATGTCCTCGCGCTCCTGCTTGGCCTCGACTGCCTTCTGATACGTGATCTTGCCCTCGATCTCGGCGGCCTGGTACCGGAAGGCCTGTGTGCCTACCTCGGTAGCCATGCCAAGGATCTTCTGAAGGGCTGCGAACGGATCCTCGGGCATTGCCACGGCCGTCTGTGCGACGAACCGTGGCGTCTGGAGATTGATGTCAGCGGAGCCGAATCCGGACGGACTCGGGGCTGCCGGTCCTCCGGTGGTCCTGTACTCACGTGGCATGTTGTCTCCTTAGGTGTTTGGGATACCGTTCAGCGCTGCCTGCTGCTGTGCAAGGTCAAGCGACTGCTGTCCCTGCATCAGTCCCATGCCCATGCTGAGACCCTGAAGCCCACCCTGGATTCCTGCGAGGAACGGGGAGGACGACTGGGCCACCTGCCACTGAGGCATGGCGCTGATTGCAAGATTCTGCTGGTTGAGGTTGTTTTCCATGGAGATCTTTGCCGACTCCCGCGCTGCCTGGATGGACAGACTGGAGGCAAGCGCCGAAGTGGAACGGCTGGAGGCCGTGCCACGTTCAGCCGCAGATACCGCAAGCGCGCCCTTATAGGCATCGTAGCGGTTCTGGAGCTGTCGTCGCTTCTCGGTCGCAGTGATCTCTCCCTGCGCCCTGGATGCAGCCAGGGTCTTCTCGTATGCAAGTTTCTGCTGTGCGTTCTGGTAATCCGCTGCCTTCCTCTGCTGCTTGTTCTGATAGGCAGAGGAGGCGACGGAAGCTGCCGTGGATACCGCACTGATGGCCACGGCCACTGCCGGTGTGATTGCCATTAGGTACTCGCTGCGCTTCTACGCCCGACGACGAAGTCCGCCACGAACTCGAGGCCACTGATGTTGACAGGAGCGGGGCTGTCAGATCCGAGATACAGATCGACTCCACCGCTGCTGCCCATGACCTTGAAGTTCTGGCTGTCCCTGTCCGATAGCGTGTTGAGGTTGGTGATGAATCCGATTGCCCCGAGGCTCTTGCCCGTGTACTTGTAGACGCGGTTGGAGGCGGGATCGGTACGTGGATCCACGGTGAACGTGAAGTATCCGGTGTTGCGATGGTGCACTGAGCACTGCTTGATCTGCAGGGCACCGACTGCCTGAACGCCGTTCTGGTCCCTGACGTACTGCTTGGACAGCTGCACGTTCATGTCGAAGCCGTATCCGATGTACACGGCGTGTGCGCTGAGATTGCCGTTCACGACGATGGTCGTGGTGGCGCCTGGGGTCAGCGAGTAGATGCCATAGCGGACACCTTCCTGATTTCCCCATGCTGGTCCAAGGTATACCTCGTCGGCATCGGGAAGGAAGTGCGACACGGTGAACGTCGTACGCTTTGTGGTCGAGTTGAACACGCCGCCGGAGGCGACGACAATCGAATCGAAACGGGGACGGTACGACGGGAAGGCATCGGAGTGACGGAGCGGAGTGCGTTCAATCCTGAGTCGGTTGGTACCACCGCTGCTGATGCGGCTCAGGGTGTACAGGTAATCGTCGATCACGTGCATGCCAAGAACGTTGTGGAACTGGGTATGCGTCCAGCGACACCAGGACGACTGCAGCTTTCGGTCGCCTTGCCAGAACATGTAGTTGACGAAGATCTCGGAGGAGGTCCTCAGGAACAACATGTCATTAGCCGGGGATGCCTTCAGCTCGAGCACGCCGGAGCCGATGTATCCATCGACATGGGCTGCTGCGTCGGTGGCGATCGACTGTGCTGCTCCTTCATCCGTGATGTACTCGTAGACCTGCGACCACGGCCCCTTGGGGGCTGCCCAGTAGAGCTGGGATCCAATGATGGCGGGACGAGATGACGGAGACGTATAGGCAGTGGAGGGAATAACCGACACGGTGGTCGGACTCATTGCCTCCTGTGCCCTGATCTCGTACTGCTGTCCGCTTTGGGTAAAGACCACGATGCTGCGCTGGAACGGAGCCATCCACAGGATCTTAGTCACCTGCGCGGAACTCAGCTTTACGTCGATCGGGTCGGAGTCGACGACTCCAGCGTACGAATCGAGCCAGAAGTTGTAGAAGTCTCCGGCGGAGGATCCGACGACATTCTCACCGGCGCTGAACCACAGGCGGTTACGGTGAATGCAGACGTCGGTGATCTGCTTACCGACGAAGGACGGTCCAGGGTTGGTCTGGCTATCTCCGCTGTAGCGGGGAACCCATGGACAGAACCGTACCTCGAAGGTCGTGGCTCCAGTCTGTACAAGACGAATTGGAGCTGTTGCGTTGTCGATTGTCGAATCGACCATAGGAGTGATGATACGCCTATACCACGGTTGAACGGTGGTGCTGATCGACTCGTACCATCCAGCTGGATGGCCCAGTGCATCGTCTCTAGCGTACCAGTACTGTGAGGTTGCCGAAGGAGGAAGATCAAACTCCTCCCAAGACAACTTATTGTGAGCATTACCACTCGAATCAACAGCCGTTCCACCAAACGTATATGAGATCGCTGTGGTGGGGGTCAAGTCAACAGTAACTGACGTGTTGACGATGATGGTGGTGTCGTCAACGGTGACGGCTCGGATGTTGGATCCTGCCGTGTTTAGGTATGCCTTCTGGGCTGTCTGTTCGGCTCCCGTGCCCGTATAGGTGACGGTGCACGAAGTGCCGTCGATCTTGCGGACATGGATCGGAGTGGTCGCATCCTGATGAAACATAACCACGTACTTTTCCGTGGCACTGCGCTCGATCCAGTGAACTACGACACCATCGGTAAGGTTGGTGAATGTGGCGACAACCTCTGATCCTGGTCGCTTCTCAATACCTCGACTGAGAAGCAGCGACACATTGTCGGCTTCCTCAACCTGATTCGGGAAGCGCTGACCATCGGGTTGACGGGAGACTCCGCCGTTGAGATCGGGAATGACAATGCGCTGAAGCATCAGAAGGGTCCAATGTTCCTACGAGCTCCAATGGTCGGCCAGGAGCTCTTGGTGTTGCTGGTAAACGCCGAGATGTCGCGCGAACGCATGTCTGCGGCGCGGCTCTTGGCACGGGACATGAAGGCGATCTCCTGCAGGAGCTTATCCTGCGCGGCCTCGCCTACAGTAGCCATCTGGTACATACGAGCCGCCTGATCGGTGATCTCAAACTGCTCTGCAGTAGGAAGATCCTCGAAGCCAAGGGCGGTCGTGATTCGAATCTGGATTGGAGTACCTACCGTAAAGATGTCGGTGTTGTTGTCGACGTCGAACAGGTAGGTGGGAGTACGGCCGCGCTGGACTAGGTTTCGTCCATAGTCGGTGCTGACCGTGTCGACGACAAGAGTGGTATCAGGAATCCACACCTTTCCATCGACATCGGGATACACGGCCTTCTCGACGGTGTTGCAGTTCAGGCCGGTAAGCTGGCACTGGAGTGCGACTTCGTCGAGGGTCTGGACAGCCAGGGTGACGTCGTTGGACCCGGTCACCGCGAGGGTGGAGACGGGGTATTCACCGGCTGCACGGAGAATGCGGTTTACTGCATCGAGCTTGCTGAGTGCGCCCATGGTTGTTCCTTATGTAAAAGCCCCAAGCACCTTTCGGTGCCTGGGGCCGGGAGCGAAATCCCCGAAGGGACTTATTTTCGTATTACCCGATGCGCGTGACGGTGATGTCACGTGCGGTCCACGTTGCGTTGGCCGTAAGCGTCAGGATGCCCGACGCAACAGCCGGAACAAGGACGTTGGCTGCAGCAGTAGCAGAGAGGTTGGCCGAAGCACCGCTCAGAACCAGGGCGCCAGCCGCGGTCACGTGAACCATGCCAACAGGCTGATTGGCCGTGCCGGTGCCGGAGACGACGAAAGCCGCCGGATACGTCTCGATCTTTGGAAGCGTGCACACGCCGGATGCGGCAAGCGCCTTGAAGACGTACGTGTTGGCGTCGGCGTAGTCACGGGTCGAGGGACCGTAGGCCTCGACGGTCGAAGTCGGATTGATGGTTGCGTTGTTGTTGATTGGCATGTTGTTCTTTTCTTTCTGTCAGAGAAGGGGCCCCGAAGGGCCCCTTCAGTGTTCGTTACTTCTGTTCTATCAGGTGCCGCAGATTTCGTAGGCCGCGTACGGACGGAGAGCGCCTCCACCCATCAGCATCTTCGAGACCATGAAGTCCGACTGACGACGAACGTCGCGGAACTTCTCGCTCTGGATGCCCATCATCTGAAGCACGGCGATTGCGCTCTTGTGGAACACGACGCCACCGGTCTTCGAGAAGTCGCCACGGTACTTGGACGGACCGGTCGTGATGTTGCTGTTCGGGATGTGATTCGAGCAGTACACAGGGACGCCGAGGATGTCGATCGGGAGCTGGTAGCCCTGGTTGTCCTGGATCTTCGGACCAGCAGCGCCGGTGTCGTTGCGACCCCAGAGGGCGCTACCACCACCGCTGACGTTCTGAATACCGGAGTTCCAGTACGGAAGACCGAGCGTGCGGAGACCGTAGTAGAGGTCGACGTTGACGACCGCGCAGCGCTCCGACACGGGAATGTCGTACTTGTCCATCTGACGGCAGATGGCGGTGAGGACCTCGATGAACGTACCGGCGGTCTGCTCCGAGCCCCAGTTGGTGTCGTCAAGATCGGCGTTAGCCGCGACCTTGTCCTTACCACCGATGGGGAAGCTGTTGGTGCCCGAGTCGGCGGTGACGCGCGCTGCGTTGATCAGGAGGGCCGCAATCTTGCGGTCCATCTGGCGTGCAAGCTCGCGGCCCGTCTCCGAGGCAAGCTCGTTGCGAACGTCGAAGTGCGACATCGCGGTGTCGATGTCATCGACCTCGAAGTGAGCGACCAGCGGACGATCGTCAAGGCTGATCGAGTACTCCTTGGTCTCGACATCGAGGCCGAGGAGCTCGGTACCGGCCTCATGGTACTCAGAGCCGATCTTCCAGGTTGCGGGGAACTTCATCGTCGTACCGCTGGAGATCGACTTGTAGTTGACCTTGTCCAGGAACTGGTTGTACTCCTGGAAAGCGGTAAGGACTTCGCCGCCGTAGACGGGAAGCCACATGTCGGACGGGGTCGGGGTTGCATTGGCCATGTTCTGGCCGAAGCGAATCAGATTGCTATTGGACATTGTCTATTTCTCTTGCTAGTTCATTGTGACGGTTACCTCTGCTTTGATTGTCGTCTCTAGGATTGTCCAGCAACACGCTGGGTCCGGACGGTCTCTGCTTTGGAAAGGCCGAGCGGGGGTACGATACCCGCATACTCGTCGAGCGAGATCTTCGTTAGATCATCGGCCAGCACGGCGAACCGTGCGTCAGGTCTTGTTGATGGAGGAACCGACTTCGATTCCCTTGTTGTAGCTGTCGCGCTTCTCCTTGGCGACACGGGCGTCCTCGCCCGGGCGCTTCAGGAAGATACCGCCGATCAGCGACAGGACGGACAGGAGGACGGCGCCTCCAGGGACTCCGCCCACGTTCTCGGTGGCCACACCGACGCCGATGTCGGTGATCTGCTTGATGACGGCGTACCGCTCGTTGGCGTCCTCGATGGCTCCCTCGAACTTTCGGGTGTTCGAGTCGACGTAGGCGACCCAGTCCGAGAAGACCATGTCGGCTTCGTCAAGGGTCACCTTCTCGTCAGGAGCAATGCCGACCGCTTCCTTGACTTGCGAAGGCACGGCGACCTGCACCAGCGACGCCAGGTTGCATCCCTGGAGAACCATGAGCGCGCCGAAGGCGACGATCAGGACAAGGAGGATGAACAAGGCGTGCGGGACTTCCTTGAGGTAGTTCTTGATG